GTAGCTGTTGCAGATGTTGTAATCGCATCTAAAAGTACGAAGTTACCAGCAACAGGTTCTTGTCCTATATATGGCATTCTTTTAAGCTCCTTTAAGTGCCGCTACTTCGGCTTTGAGTTCGTTTACTTGTGTTGAAAGTTCTTGAATAGATTTCATCATGGCGAACATAAGATCAGTGTTAAACACGGAGTCCATCTGTTGCTCGTTGTATTCCCAAGATGCTTTGCTTACAAACTCTGGCGCAACAGCTTCAACGTCCTGTGCAATAACACCTAAGTGAAGTTTGCTGTTTTCCTCGTCCTCATTGTATCTAAAGTTTTTAACCGGAATACTGCAAAGTTTTTCAAGGTAATCACCAGATTCAACAATGTCTTTTTTGGCGCGTTGATCTGATAAATTTGAATCAAAGGCTTGATAATTACTGATTCCTCCATTTGAGGTAACCGACATCCTCAATGCGGAGCTATCTTCACAATAAATAAACTGATTACCACTGCCGTTAGGAGCCGCCGCCGAATAATCAATATTAAGGCCAAAACAGTTTGCGGTATTCGTATTTGTGTCTATCAGCTTTGCGGTATAAACGCCTGTTGCAACACTCTTACTAGCAACTAAGCGTGAACTTCCAGAGGTAGTTGTTCCAACCAGCAAGTTGCCGCTAGAGTCGATAGAAAACCTATTCGTCATGGTCACTGCATCGCCAATGGTATCCGTACCAGACGCGCTTGTCTTAAATTCTAGACTGCAATTACCAATTTCTAGGGCCGATTTTGCAAAGGAAAAATTACCCGCCGCTGAAACATATCCGTGAGAAGTAGTTGTTGATGGCTTTGCACCATAAGTCAGTGTGGTATAGCCCGATGATCTCACTGATCCAAATATGTTTAAGAGGTCATCGTTGGTGTAATTGATCGCGTAAGCCGTAGCGCCGCTGGTAGACGAGTCGCCGGCTAGTACGGAACCACCAGCAGTAATACGCATGGCTTCTGACGTACCGCTCCCACCACCACCGCCAGTTAAAAAGCGAATTGATCCTGTACCAGATGTTGCGCCATAACTGTGTATTGAGACTAGGTTACTGCTGTACTCAACAACGCCCGCATTGGTTTGGTGACTTGCTAAAGACCCTTTGAAAATAACACCGCCAGAGCTATCTATCGCCATGCGTGTCGCGCCAGCAGTACCAATAAGCATTTCATCGGTTCCGCTGTTGTTATGGTTGTATTGAATGAACCCCCTGTACTGCTCGTCACCTGTTGTGCCATCGGCGAAGTACAAAGCACCATAACCGCCAGACGTAGAATCACTGACTACCGTAATACCTCCAGAAACACCAGTATCCACAACAAGCTCTGAAGCATTGCTATAAGTTGAAGGGGATGTAGCGCCAATGCCAACCCTGCCGCTGGAGTCGATAAGCATACGCCCTATTTCATTTGTGCCGAAGATCAAAGAGCGTGAAGCACTGTTGTGGTAAATGTGCATACCTGTGGCGTCTAATGCGATTGCGCCATCGTAGCCATTGCCATCAATCCTGATCTGACCAGTGGGTGTTCCCGACATACTGATATCAGTGCCATCACCAGCAGTGAGGTTGCCATCTACATCCACGTTCTGACTTGAGTCAATCGTAATTGCAGTGCTTGTGGCGTTATCGTCGATGCCTGTGGAGGTAAACGTAGTAAACGTGCCTGCGGCGGCTGTAGATGCACCAATAATTGTGTTTTCGATTGTGCCGCCAGATATGGTTAAGTCATTGGCAACATAGGTGTCAGAGATAACCGAGCCTTGCCAGGTTCCTGTGCCAATTGTTCCAACTGCCGTTATTTGCGTCTGAGAGGCATCCACAGACAAAGTGTCCGTACTAAGGGTAATACCCGTACCTGCCGTCAAAGCGGTCTTAGAAACGCTTATAGCAGCGCTGGCGTTAACATCATCATTAACAATAACCCCAGAGCCAATAGCCGCTACGCCAGTATCGGCAATCGTAACGTCGCCAGAGACTACATTGTCAATCCACTTTGATGTGCCTGTGTCATAAAACAAAACGGCGGCATCAGCAGGGCTTGTAACATTTGTATCTGTAAGCTCGGCAAGTGTATCCGCAGATGCAACCTGAGAATCGACATATGCCTTAATAGATTGTTGGGTAGCGAGTTGAGTTGCAGAGTCTGAAGACATATCATCTTCATCAAGAACCGCAGTGCCAGAAACGCCCGTGTTTAAAACAGGCGATGTTAGTGTTTTGTTTGTAAGAGATTGACTTCCAGTAAGCGTTGCTACCGTCGAATCAATCGCAAACGTAACGGCATTACCAGAACCCGACGTATCAATACCAGTGCCGCCAGTAAACGTCATGGTTTCTGAGTCAAGATCAATATTTAAAGCACCACCGCTGTCAGCTTGAAAGTCTAAGTCTGATGCTGTTGCTACAGAATCAACATATGCCTTTACTGATTGCTGGCTGGGAATAGATGTAGCTGAGTCGCTAGACATATCATCTTCGTCAACAAAAGCTGTAACGCCATCAAGCACATTTAATTCTGCGGCTGTACTTGTTACTCCATCTAGTATATTTAACTCTGCGGTTGTACTTGTAACCCCGTCAAGAATGTTTAATTCTGCCGTTGTCGAAGTAACACCATCTAGTATATTTAGCTCAGCCGCAGTAGAAGTCACTCCGTCCAAAATATTAAGCTCAGCCGCTGTGCTGGTAACCCCATCTAAAATATTAAGTTCGGCTGTAGTGGATGTAACGCCATCCATAATATTAAGTTCTGCGGCAGTAGCAGTAACTCCGTCAAGGATATTTAACTCCGCCGCAGTAGAGGTTACGCCATCAAGAATGTTTAACTCTGCCGCTGTAGCGGTAATTGCAGTCCCCGCAATAGAAAGGCTGCTTGGGTTTGACCCCACTTCGATAACAGCACCACTGCCATTTTCGGTATAAAGTCTTTTGTTTGTTAAATCAATTGCTGGTTCGCCTTGGACTAAATCACTAGCTGAGGGCGCACCCGATCCATTTTTAAGCTTAATTGTGGTTGCCATGAACTACTCCAAGGAAAACATTGGATATAAAGAAAGGGGGGCCGAAGCCCCCGTAAAGATTAAGCAGATGGTAGTGCGAGCACAAACCCAGCTTCAGGACGATACACTTGGACACCATAAAGCGTGTCGGCAGTGTACAGAGTAGACAGGTACTCTTGCTTGTATTGTGTCTGTGATCGAACGGCCATTTGCTCAGCCATCACAACTGCATCAGCGTGGAAAAGCAACGCCGCGCGAGTATCAACACTTGCCGCAGTGTTAGCAGCAGCAGCTTCGATAGTCGCACAGTTAGCAGACACGTATACATCTACGCCATAAAGGTTACCAATAAGCCCGCTATTTACTACTCCGCCGTTTACAAAGTCAGATGAAACATATCGGTCAATGCCCATAATTTCATTCCGTACTCCAGGGGGAATAACAAAATAACGATTTTCCATTGGGACATTGTTGTCATCCAACTTTTGGATCATGTCTCGGAAAAAACGATCAGTAAACTTATCACCAGCAATACCGTCAATGGTATCGTCAGTGTACTGAGTCGTTGAGTCATTAGTATTCATAAAACAGCCAGTGTGCTGGTAGTCAGTAGGAGCTACTGATCCAGAAAATACAACTGCACCACCGTCACCAAAGCCAGTACCGCAAGAGTGCAGGTCATTATCAACCTGTACAGCCAGAGCATAACCAGCGTCTTCAGTGTAAAACTGACGCAAAGAAGACAAAGCCTGAACTTCTACAATGTCCTCAATTAAGCGCGAGTATTCAAAGTGACGGTTAATAGTAATCGTCAACTCTGACTCTGTATTGGCAATGATAGTTACCGCAGTATCAGCCGCTTTAGCATTGGCATCGCCGCGAGTAGGCTTAGGAATATGAATAACGTCACCCTTCTTGCCAGACATAGAAATGCGCTTGACAAGGGGAGCCATCTTCAAGTTCTTTTGGTAGGCAGCAATAATTTCATCTGACCAAATTTCTGGTACAAATGTTGCCGCTTCTGTTAATGCGGTATTACCACCCGCGCCGGGATAAGTTGCTGTAGCCATGATAGTTCTCCTTTAGGCTATTTAACTCGACCCTCCGCGTATGCTTTCAGTATCTCATCTGATAAAGCGTTATAACGGTCTGGGTCAGTCTTCATAAGTTTAATAATGTCAGCACGACGATAAACTTTTTTGTTTGACCTTTCCGCTGTACCTCGGGCATTGCCTGTTGTTGCTGACCTAACCGCATTCTTACGACTTGCGCGCTCTGCTATTGCAGTTTGCTGAACTATACTGCTTCGTTCTTTCCAAAGCGAAAATAGCTCATTTGCCGAATCATAATCATACGCTTGGTCTGCATTAACAAACAGTTGCGTTCTAACCTTTGATCCTTTTATCCATTCAGCAAATTTAGGGTCTTGCAAAACTTGATCCATATCAGGGTGATCTGATCTTAACTGTGCAAGAGTGGCCTGTTGTTTGTACTGTTTAGTGTACGTTTCTGCCTCTTTGATTTTAGGATGATTGTCTATAGCCCGATTAACAGCACTTTGTGGGTCAACAAAAAAATCAACATCATTTGTGTTGCTATCTTCTTGCTGTGTTTCAGGTGCTTGCTTGTTGTCGAGTTCTGTCTGAATGTATCCGTCAACTAATCTTCGCAGCTCGCCTACTTCCGTACTCTGTTTGCCCGAAAACTTCTCAAGCTCTTGGTTCATCTGCACCAAATCTTGTACAGACTTACCACGATACTTTTCTGGAATGTCAAAATCTTGAGGTTTCTCCTTTACTGGAGCCTCAACGGATTCTTGCGCTGTGTCCTGCAAAGCATCAGAAGATTCTTCATCTTGACGCTCATCAATAATTGTTGCTCTTGACATCATTTAAACTCATTCCGCCTAATGGTTATGGAATTATTGGGCTTGACTCTCCTCTCGTTGAGCTTCCCGTCCTCGTCTTCCCGCTTCTTCATGCTCTCGCACCCACCTAATGTGCCTGCCAGGGAAATCCCCAGTAGACCCATCCAGCACGAAATTTGATGCTGAAGCGATCTTTCTAGCATTAGCGCCACATCCGCACCTAGTGGCTGTGGTTCCGCCCGCTACAAACTCTTCAAATATATGACCGTTTTCGCAACGAAAGTCAAATATCTTATTCATCTTCTTTTTGCAACTCTTCAAAGTTGTTGTTAACAGTAGACTCTAAATTCAACAAAAAAGCCAAAATGTTTAGCTGGCCTTTCCGAAAATACATATCGTCACTGTCTTTAACTGCCTCAACGCTATTAACAGAAATAGCATTGTGCTTTAACTCTTCAAGTAACTGCTTCCAACCATCGGTTGTAAACAAATCAAAATACTTGTTGTAATACTCTTCAACTTCTTTTTCCATCGAGGCCATTTGGTTATCTCACTAATTACGCTGTCTTTTTTGCGGTTTTCCTTCTTTTGCCTGAAGCCGTTACCGCGTACTTAATTGCTTTTGGCCCTGTCTTTTTCCGCTTAGCTGCTTCTTTTTCTGCCTTTGTCATCTTAGCGGCTACTGCTTTGGGCCTACATGCAGGATATGGGCGGCTAGATCCTTTAGCTTTTTTACGACCACATTTTTTTCCGGTCTTGATGTCAACCCACTCTTCCTTAAACCACTTTGTTAAGCCGCCTTTAGACTTAGACATAAGTGCCACCACGTTTTTTGTATTCCCGAACAAGCCACGCATTAGCATAGGCGCTAGGGTATACGTCAAATTTCTTTTTAGCTTCAGACTTTACCCTAGAGTACAGCGCCTTGTTTTTTGGCGTTGAACTGCTTTTCTTTTTAGGCAAGGTCTTTTTTGCTGCCATTACTTTTTAACCTTTTTTTTCTTTTTCTTTGGCTTTGTTGAATATGCTCCACTTCCATAGCCCATTTTTATCTCCCTACTTATTTGCCTTTGTGAGTTTTTTGAACTTCAAAGTTAGCAGATTGAGAAGCCCCCTTATGTGGCTTGTATCCGCCAGAAGGATTTTTCATAAGCTTATAACTATTTCCGCTTTTCATCCAATGATAACCATCAGGAGCTTTAACTTTCATTGTCAAACCTTTTAATGTGCTGCTTCATTGCATGTTGCCGCCTACAAGCATGGCACTCGCCACAGGATAAAAATCCGTCTGGCGTTTCACTTGGTCTTCTACACGACCAATACATTTTTTGCAACTGCTCTGGCATAGCGTAATAAACCCCAAGGCTTCTTTCAAGAGGGGTTTTGCTCATATAGTCAAATGGCGCAGCCCAAACCGGCTTTGATTGTTTATTCATAAACAAAGCACTCATGACGCCATATGCTTCTGCGCTTTCTTCCTTGCTCATGTTGTAATCGCCGGTAAATATAGCGCATACAGGCTCAGTCATTGTAGATATAACCCTTCCAGCCTGAAACAAAGCTAATGACATGTCCCTTCCCCCAGGATATTTAGCCTTGTAAGAATACAAGCAAGATGAAAACTCAAACTCTCGTTGGTTATCTTTAAGCCAGTTTATGCTTTTATGAATAGCATTTGCTTCTGCTTTAAATCTACCTTCAGAATTATCTAGGTGTATTGAGTGTATGTGTACGTTATGCTGTGTATGCTCTAGCAAGCTCCATGCTAACGACACGCTATCCATGCCGCCAGAGTACATAACTATAACCTTTTCTTTTCGTTTGGTTAAAAGCCTATGATACTTTGCTGCGGTGTCGAGAGATTCTTTTACTTTTAATTTGTAAATACTTTCTAGTTTGTTCAAAGCTCACTCCTAATTGATTGATTGTTACCACTTTTTACATGACCAGTACCTAGCTGTTAGCTTGTCTGGTGGGCTTGTATCGCACTTGTGCCTTGCCCTAAACGACTTTCTTCGTGCTGGCTGATCTTTTTTAATCGTCATTTTTTGATCGCCAAATCGAATCGTTTTGGTTTTATCCCCCTTCTTGGCTACTACCACAAACTTCTTCGTTGCGTGGTTCGGTGTTCTCTTCGGCTTGTTGTATCCGCTTACGCCCGCGCGTGCCAACTTTGGATCCTTTTTCTTGCTCATTGAATTTGCTCTCCAATGCCTGCAATCGGACTTGGACTTGCTCCAGCTTGTCGGTTTGGTCTTGGAATGCCTTGTTGATTTGCCCCAGCAGGCTGTTGATTTCTGTTTGCTTCATTAGCATTAGGTGACTTTCCCTCCAGTTCACGCTCTTTTAAAAGCCTGTCAGCAATCTTAAGCCTGCGCTCAAACTCTTTATCTTCCGAGTCGCCTTCTTTAAGATTCCTTGTGATTGCATTAATCTTATCAATTTCCAGTTCTTGAGGCGCAATCTGCGCTTCAATCGATATCTTAGCTGCGCGAGCCTGAGACTCTGCGGCCTGACCATTAAGCGCATTTGTCTGGCTTTGTTGAAACTGCAACTGAGCCTGCTGAGCCATTTCAGCAATTTGCTGCGCCTGTGGGTTAGGCTGAGACGCCTGCTGCATTGTCGCAATAAGCTCTTCTCGGTTACTAAGATTCATGTTATCGATAATGCTTTGGATTAAAACAGGATACATTGGACTGTCCTGCTTCATAGTCTGCAATAGCTGAACTAGCTGAGTTACCTCATACTCTCTTGCAATAATTCCAAGAGTGCTGGTTGCAACAAACTTATAATCTGCAACCGGATAGTTTTCGGGATCAAACTGCATGTATCGATGAGCCGCTTTAGTTACAAACGGCAACAAAAATGACTGCTGAAAGTTAATTAAAGTACGCTTATGACGCTTAATAATAGCGCCAAGAGACATACTAATCCCAGCAGCAGTTGATTCTCCGTTAACTTGACCCGCGATGCCAGCGGAGTCAACAGCCCCTGTAGCTTGCTGTACCATTTGCTGAAGACTTGCGGCTTGGGCAAACGTGATTTGGCCCACTTGACCAAAGTTGAAAGGCTGTAAGACTTCACGCGGATCTCCATTGGTTAAAATCATCTTGCCGGGGCGCACTTCTGGCTTAGCACCCCTTGGAAGCCTTGTTGCATCTACTGCAATCATTGGGTGAATTGTAAGGCTTAACGCATCTATGCGAGCGCGAAGCTCTGTATCAAGCGCTTTTTGGCTGTTATAGCCTTTTTCACATACACCACGACCCCAAAATCTTCCTGGCACTACATCCCAAGGAAAAGCAACAACAGGTCTATCACCCATCATGTATGGATTTTTAGATGCTTTAAGTAATGTTCCGCCATTTGCTATAACAACAATAGCCTCAACATACTTTGAGTCTTCTTCAACCTCAATATCTTCGGCTTCTAAAAGCTCTCTTGGAACAAGGCCATAATACTTTGTTAATCGAACTTTATCGTCGTTATATATCGTAAAGTCTTGGTCTGGCTCAAGATCAGAGTCTGGGGCCGCCGATTCGATTGGCCCCTCCATGTAAGCGCCCTGCTCTTGCAGCAACTCAACGGTGTGCTTGCTTACAAACTCATCAACTGCCACGCCATAAGCGTCATCAACTGATGTTGCCACGGGATCAATAAGAAAATTTTGCGGAAGTACAGGCTTAAGCTTTACAACAACTCTGTCAGTAATATTTACACCAACCGCCTGAAGGTCGCCACCCATGATCGGCTCAGACGCTGGAGCCATTTCTTTAATTTCCTCAATGACCACTTCGCCAATGCCAGTTCCGAATACAGCCGAGTTAATAAGACACTCTGCAACAGCCTTTCGCACCATGCAGGCTTCAAAATCTTCTCCAAGCTTTTTGCGTAAATACAAAACATCTTGCTTTTGACCGTCAGTGAAATCATCAGCAATGTCAAACCACTTTCCACGACCAAAGGTAGCCTCCTCAAGCTCTGCAACATTTGACTCAACCGCCTGTTGCAGCGCAGGAGCAATAATTCTGGATCTTTCAGATGCTCTTTGAGAGTCCGATGGATCCCACTGACCGCGCCAAAGTCTATAATACTCTTCAAACTTGTCTTCGTAGTTTGACTCATAGTAATCACGCCAGTTTTCACACTTGGTCATAACCCATTCTGCAAGAGATTCTTGAATCATTATTGGGTCTGGATTGTAAATATCTTCTGCCATATTAATATCCCGATACCACATCTAAAATTTCGTGGTCGTCAATTTCATACTCGTAATCGTATGCAACTTGAGCCAGCTGGTCTATGTAAGCCAGCGCATCTACTAAGTCATCATGCGTTAAGGCATCTGGAAACTGAAATAGCTGGTCAAGAAACCGCGTATTCCACTCTCCCTTGCTTAAAGTAACATAACCATTTTCAAAACGCCCCTGCAATGCCCACATGACCCTGTCGGTTTTCTTTTTATTTCCATGAGTTAACTCTTCAACACGAAAAAACATACCATATCGTTTCATAAGGTCTGTTAACGGGGACATTACTGCTTGTTTTGCTATGCCACGCTCAATTCCTACACTAATAGGGCGATAATCCCTTACAGCCTGAAAGATCTTCATTGCTGTTTCATTTAAATCCCAGCGCCCATAAATAATGTTTTCTATAAACCATCCATCTGGGTTTACTTTTGCAACCGCAATAGCGGTTTCATCTAGGTTAGTGCTTTTTGTGCGCTTCTTGTTAACGTCCTCAAAGCCAGCAAGGTCAACTGCTATATAATAATCACCCTCATCTGGGCAATTACCAAACTTAACCCAGTCCTCTTTAAACATTTCAGAGCCTCTAGCCTCAAAAGAAGCCATAAACTCCTGCCTAAACGCATAACTTGACATTGATTTCTTTGCAATATCAATCTCATTAGGGTCTAGTATAGGATTATCATAGCTTGTAAAGTGCCAGCCCCTATAAGTTTCGTCATCTCCAAGCTCTGAATACTTATAAAGATCGTAAAAGTGGTTTCGACCCATCGGAGTGCCAATAAAAAGCGCCTCGCCCTTTTGATCTGCTAGTGCTGGGCGCAATATTTGCTCCCAAACATCAGGCTTCATGTCGGCATACTCGTCCATTACGAGGTATTTTAAAGACACACCCCGCATTGTTTCGGGTCTATCTGCACCTTTAAGGCTGATTGTTGCTCCATTTACAAGTTTAATCTGTAGGTTATTAATATGAGAGCCTGATATAACTGGATGACCTAACTCTAGGAGAGTTTGCCACATGATATCCCTGGCCTGCCCCTGAGTTGGGGCCACATAAAAGACATGACCCCTATCGGCCTGAAGGCCATTAATGATTAACAGCCATGCGGCCAGCCTAGATTTGCCTGTGCGCCTACCTGCGGCAACTACCTTAAAGCGAGTAGGATCAGAATATACATCCTGCTGCCAAGGCAATAACTCTACATTTAAATCAGACATTAGGAAAAGTTTACAAGCGTAGATGGAGCTTCAAGAAGGTCAAGCGTTACTGCAAACTCAACATCACCTGATGATCCCGTTTGAGCCTTGATCTGTTCTCCCGACTGCATAACAAATATTCCGCTAGAAAACTCTTCCCTGTCGTTACTGCCAATGTTTTTAGCGTCGAGTAGGTGAAGCTCGTCAGTGCCGTCGTCAAAGTACAGGGTGCAGGCATTTGTTGATCCGCCATTATTAGCCACCAGCAAATAACTTACATGAGCAACAAATCCTGCTGGAACTGTTAAAATAACAACCTCTGCCGTGCTGGTAACTGTTGCGTGCCTAGTGTATAGCATTATTGATATGTCCAGACTACGGGCTGACTTGTCCGAGTATCCACATGAATAAACGTCTTGGCTACCCCAATCCCCGTAAATCCCATATTAAAAGCAGTAATTAGTAGTTTAAAGCGATCTACCCCATTGCTGACGTATATGTCTGCGGCTATACCCTTTGTATGCATGCCTGGGTGCTCTTTCTTAGCTTCAAGGCTGTGGGATGGATCGCGGTATCCTGATGTAATCGTAAAGGGAAACTTGCACTCATGCCGTAATTCATCAAGCTTTTCAAGAAACTCAGGGTTCATTTTATTTTCCCCTGTTTCCTGACAGTTAAACTCTTCAATATTAAAGTACTTCACCAGAGTCCCCGTCTATTGTGGTCTGGTTAATGGTGGGGCTATCAGATACCTCAGCCATTCCAACGCCCGTAATGTTAATTTGAATGGCAGATTTACCACCACTTTGTACCACGTCCTTCTCAAATGCGGCTACAGGTAAGATTCTATCCATTACCAGCTTCCAAGCTGCGGCTTGATTCTTGTGGTCATGGTCAAGTGCCGCATCAAATATAGTATCCAGCACCCTCCTAGACTTGGGGGACGCCAGCATACGAGCCTTATACTCGTTAATAATTCCCGCGTCACCCTTGGGCCTGCCTATCTTTCCCCTGCCACGGCGGGAGTTACTAGCTAAGTCTTTTTGTGTTGGCCTGCCCGATGATTGGGTTCTTTTTTTTGACTTATCATCTATGGGTACAGGTATCTCTGCATTATCCATCGTCTTCTTTACTGTCCTTTGCTAGCTCAATAAGCTCGGTTAAAGATTCCTCAATAGCAGATAAGCTATCCGAAAGCAAAAAAAGGCTGTTGGTCAGCCTTTCTATTTGGTCGTGGATATCAATGTCTTCAACAGGCATTACTTGCCCATCATAATAATAGAATATCCACCCATACCCTTGGATTCAGTCTCTTCTGGTGTAGCCTTGGCATCATGCATGGTAGAATAACCCGCATCCTGCATAGACTTAACCTGCTTCTTAGACTTCTCGCACATTGAATAGTAATCAATAGAGCGATATTCAACGCTATCTCTGGGATCTGGCTTCTCGTTCATTTCTTTTTCTTTCTCCTGGGCTTAGGCACCGCCTCTTGTGGCGTCCTTGGCGGTTGCCGGTCTGGCGGTCTAGGTGGGTTGTAACCCGCCGGTCGCCTAGATCCCCGCAATCCTGTTCTTGTCCCGCTTCCCCGAACTGTCCTTCCTGATCTTCGTACTGGCATAAAACTCTCCTCGTTTATTTTAAATAAGGCTTATTAAGCCCGCCTTACCCCCCCTATCCTATACTAATTCCACATAACCGCAATAGTGGTACTTAGAACAAAATGGAATATACAGCCAAAAGGTTATTCTTAAAGGGTTCCAGCCTTTTCAGTTTTGCCGTTTTTTGTATCTGGGTGGGAACTATATATTTGGCCGCCGCTGCCGTCGCCCCCCCGCCGAGTAAATTCGACCCACCTGTGTCTGCTGGGTAGTAGTGTTCGATGTGGCATCGAGCCGACTGGAGCCGATCCGCTGAGAGAGCCGAGTGAGAGAGCCGACAAAGCATCCCCAGAGCCGGTTGGTTACATCTGCATCCCTATCCAGCTGGAGCGCAGCGACTAATACCACCGCCGTCGGCTCCCGCGACTAATCGGGGCGAGCAGAGTGCAGTTCGGCAGCTTGCCACCTGTCTTCGCCTGCCATTCCCATCCGACGGAGGAGCGGGCCGGCCTTCAACCATCATCACGCTTTCGGTCTCCGTTTTCCGTTGGCATTCGACCCTTGGCGTTGTTCCACGCACCCTCGGCTGTTTCCGACGCCCAAGTACCATAAACGGTCATTTCCTCAGTCGATAGATTTGTACTCGTCGTAGCCTGACATCCGTAACGAATCCACAGCCCGCACCTGTTCGCAAGGGCCGCGAGAATAACGGTTTCCCGCTGACTCAGTTCCCGCTTCAGCCCGCAAGCGGTCTGGCGTCCACAGAGTCACCGTGACCCTCCGCGATTCACGCTCAACTACCCCCTTGCAACCAGGCACAGCCTGTGGAGTTCTACTCCTGTCGGCAACGACACAAATCAATCAACTGAGGAAATAACCATGGCACTTAACATCGAAAACAACCAAGGGCTTGCCTTCCACAACACCAAGGGCCTCATGCGCAACGAAAAAGCTCCGACCTTCAAGGGCGAGATCATGTTTGAAGGCCGACGATTAGAGGTTGTCGTCTGGGAACGGCAGACAAAGACAGGCAACAAGATGCTGTCGATGGCAGTCGAGGACGCCCACGCCGCTCAGATCGAGCGAGCCGAGAGGACGCTGAATTACCTTCGCAACAAAAGCGAAGGCGACGAGCCAGAGCGAGGCGACGACATGGTGAAGGTCGACGAGTCACAGGACGATCACATCAAGCGAACAGCCGCCAAGAAGAAGGTGGCTTGATTAACCAGGGGCTTCGGCCCCTTTTTTCTTTCGTAAGGAGTGAGTTATGGAGACTGTATTTATCTGGTGTTTAAACAAGGATGACGGTGTGCACGTTGTGCAGCCTGAATTGACGACAAAAGATGATGACGTAGCTGATGACGACCTGCCGCCACTGTCTTCACTTGGCGAGTTATTGGCAGATTAGCTCGCGTTTCATGCCCCCCGCACAAGTGAGGGGGCATTCAACCCTCGCAATTATTAAAGGATTTGGTGATGTTTAAAATTCTTCCAGAGATTTATTTGGTAACAGGAATTGGGTTTTGTATTCATGGCCTGATGACGATGGATAATCAACACGTTTTGTATGGCGTTGGTTTGTTTACGTTGGCAATGGTAATGATTGCCGCACTGATATTTGATGTTGACTTAAAAAAAGAGAGGCAATAAATGTCTAATACAAATAGCTTATGGGGAGATGATGAATATTGTTATGACGTAGGTAGCAATTACATTATTCACTGTGGGGATTCGGACCTGGCAATTGATGACACGCTGGATTCACATCGTATGCATTGGTGTGAGCATCTAGTTACTGGCGCTGGTTATGTACGCTGGACACCCCACAAACTTAACCAGTTAGCTAGGTTATACATTCAATCGCAAACCCAACGTACGCATTTAGACGCCAAAGGTAGAGAGTTAATTGACCAAGTTACCGAAGCGTTCTGGGGATGCACCATGAAAGAAGCAATCACGTTAGTAGGCAAAGGAGAAGCCCATGGGACTTGACCAATATGCATTTAGTGCACCAGAAGCGTTGACTGTCGAGAAAGATGAGGATGGTCGGTTAGCAATTAAAGGTGTTCATGGTGAGGAATTTCAATGGCGAAAGCATGCCAAGCTGCAAGAGTTTTTTGAAGGGCGAGTAGCTAGTGGAAGGTTAGTTCCCATGATCCACGACGCTGACTTTAATTGTAATCCTGTGCTTTTGGATATAGGAATCATTGATGATCTTGAAATGGCATTAAAGACTAGGACAATGCCGTCGTCTGGAGGAGGATGTTTTTATGGTCATCAATTTCAGGATGAATCTGCTGATGACTATAAAGAACAAGACTTAAAGTTTTGCGCATGGGCCAGGGAAGAGATCTCGGGAGGTGACTATGTCTACTACGACTGTTGGTGGTAGGTGTGTCAACTGCGGCGAGGTCAACACGCTGGGTGATTGTTGTCCAATCTGCGCTTCATTCGATTGCGATGTCTGCGGAAAGCAGATTGATTTCGACGACGACATCTACTGCGAAAAGACTGATCGCAGGATGTGTATCAGCTGTTCAACAAAGTAAAGTTTGCATACCTTTTAAAAGGTTGGTAAACTTCGCAAAAGGTTGAGGGGTTTCCCTTGGCCTTCCTTCAATCAAGGAGTGTTTTATGTCTAACAAATTCAAGCGCATTGTCGCCTTGGTGTCTGAAGCCATGCAAGATGAGTTAACTTGGCGGAAGACCTGGCAGTCGCAGTCTGGCCTTCATCAGAATTGGATTAGCAAGCGGCCTTATTCTGGGACCAATCAAATTACCACGATGATATCCGCGTGGAAGAATGATTATAAAAACCCGTATTGGGTAACGTACAAGCAAGCGCAGGATCTTGGCGGCAACGTTAAGGGGCAGACCGCTACACCTGCAATTTTCTACGGCACTGGGGAGGACAAAGACAACGAAAAAACCTACAAGTTTGCCAAGCTATACAACCTCTTTAATCTTGAGCAAATAGGCATTGAGGTTCCGCCTATTCAATTAAGGCAGACAAAGCTTGAGCGTCCATATGAGATGGCTGATGCGTTACAAGTTAAGGTTGATTCTAATTCATCTCACAACCCTTGTTATTCACCTGTAACAGACAAGATAAAGATGCCGATGCCTGGGCAGTTTGAGTCTGACGATTCACATCAATCCACTTTTTACCATGAGTGTATTCATTCAACTGGTCACAGCAAACGACTTGATCGTGAGTTAACAGGCATGTTCGGCAGCGAGGACTATGCAAAAGAAGAGCTTGTTGCTGAGCTTGGCAGTGTCTTCTTGTGTGCAGAGCTTGGTGTTCAATACAACATAGAGCAACATGCTAGTTACATTCAGTCATGGCAAAAGGCTATTGAGTCTGATGCTAATTACCTACTGACTGCATCATCTGCCGCACAAAAAGCAGCTGAGTATTGCATGAGTCAGTTCCGAATGATGCGACAGTATGTCAATGAAGCTGCGTGATCTCGGCTGGAACCGGCCCCCATCCGTGGGTGGGGGGACCGGATTCCCGCCTCAATCAATTAATTGGAGTTGCTAATGACAGATTTTAGTTTGGAATACGTTGCAAAAGTTTGCCCTGAGCTTGTTAGGTCTGAAGTAGAAGCAGTGCATGACCATGTGCTTGACACTCACAGACCAAATGAGATTTACCCTGGCGTTGTAAAGCAAGCTGCAAGGAGTTTGTTTCCATATCAAGCTGCACCAGCTGACAATGTTAGGTTTATTGATGGACGAGATTCAATTAATGCGGCTGTTAATTTGCTTCGGCAAGTTGATGAGTTGCTTTCACGTACAAAAAACAATGATGATGTTGCGCAAGTTCAGCTAGATGTGCAGTGTTGTATTCATTATTTGAGCGCTGAGGTTTCGCGAATGGAGTCTACAGATGGGGCAGTCTAAAAGTACGGAGCTTTATTACCCCCAAGTTTTGTGCAAAGGTTATTTTAATTGGTGCAAAGCCAATGATGAGCGCCCAACTTTTGAAATGATGCACGAATTTATATGTGAAGTTCAAGGATTTAGCGTTCTTAAAAAAGATTATGGCCCAAAGTTTCAATCAATTAAGGAGGCAATTGATGAATTGGATAAGAGCTAAGCGAGTAGAAGAAAGGTTAAACGAAAAAATACAAAACCTTAGAGACTTGCGCGCACATAACATAAAAGAAATGAGGCGCTATTCTCGGTCCCCGTATTACTCCAAACATACCATGTGTGGAAATATGGAGTATTTTCATAAGGGCAGAGAAACAGCATTTGATTTGTCAATAGAAATTATTGAGATGATTAAGTCATCCATTGATAGGGAGGTGGTAAATGCAGATACATTGGGAGCACCCTAGCTTAGAGGTAACTGTAATTCTTTATTATGAGCCTGGGACTAGAGGCGATCCGCCCTGCGCAGAGATTGATAAGATCTATGCAAATGGCAGGTTTCCAGAAAAGGATATCTCTTGGCTTTTCAATCAAGACCACATAATGGACCAGTTCTAGGACATAAGACCTGACTTGGACTGTATGTTATGAGTAACAGTAACTTTAACGAAAATGCAGCATGCAACAATCTTAAGTGGACAAAGCAAGATAATGATTTGTTTTATGAGCTTATGAAAGCAGGTAAAACATATGGACAGGTTGCTGTTGCGCTTGGCAGATCTCAAAGATCTATAGAGAATCATGCTTATAAAATGAGATTGCAAAGAAGAAAGCTGGGTATAAGTGATGCTGACCTTTATGCCAATAGACCACGGCGTAAAAAATCAGCAGTAAACATTGACAAAATTCATCAAAAGTTTCCCAAACAATCTGAGCCTAAAGCTGTTGAAGTCGAGGGTGCATTGTTTGATAAAAGAATCGGCAACTTGCTGATATGGACAGCCGTACTTACTGGCGGATGTCTTTTAGCCTTGGTCACTATGACCATTATCTTAATATCAATTGCTTAGGAGGCAATTATGAATATCGAAAAGAACATTCCAATTCCTGCCCGTGGACGATCTGGCAAGTGGCAACAGCTAGGGCAGCAGATGGATATTAACGATTCTGTTTTGTTAACAACTAAAGAAGCTAATTGTTTTAGGTTTGCATTAACAAGTAGCGGATTTAAAGTTGTAACAAGAGCAGAGGGGGACAATGTTAGGGTGTGGAAAACAGAGGCAGAAAATGTCAACGGCGCTTAGCTACCGCAACTGTGATTCATGTGATGAGCTTTACCTCGATAACGGGGTAGAGCTTATTCATGCTAACAATAAAATTGAAGATGGCCCTAACGAGATATGGTGTCATCATTGCCTGGATAATTATTTGGATCATCAATCAAAATATTACGATGAGCCTGACGTAAGTGAGGCTGATGAATGGCATGACTTCGATCCTGATTGCTAGTACAGTCAAGCGTGTCCAGGGCTTACACTCCTAGCCTGATTGAGTCGGTTGGCGGCGTCCCGATGGACAAAATCGCCGCTCCCCTCCGATCCTCCCGCTGCGGTGAGCTTGCAGGTTGTTGCTGCGATGGCAGGGCTGGCACTTCCACCCTATCTAGCTGAGCGATGGTGCGACTTCTGACAGCCCCTCCGGAGCGGTTGATGGGACGGTGCTCTCCGGTTCCAATGCCCCTTCGATGGCACTGCGGGTGGTGAATGGCTTGCCCTTGGCATCGACCATATATTTAATCCCCTGCTTTTCTAACACGCGAATAAGTTTGGGCGTGGTGTAAGCCTTGAAGATGTCAAAAAGTTGACGGTAATACAGGTATTCAGATTGATCGTTCATTAGACTCTCCAAGTAAAAAAGCCCCGACAAGCGAGGCAAAGCATGGTTTTTAAATTAAAACTACCAAGGCACATCTTGTGTTGACGATGCGGGTGGTTTTGTGTCCTCCGACGGCTTCCACATATTACGCTCAGCATACCATTTGCCAGAACGACCCTCTTTGATTTCTATGTTAATCCATTCCATATCTGGATCATTTTTTTTCTGCGTTGAAATCCATGGGCCTAACTCATCAAGCTTTAATGACAGCTTAAGCTTTACAAAGTCTGGCGCATTGCCATCGGGAAGCTTAACAATCATTCCATCAACAAAGTTTTTTTCTTCACTCATTGTATATTCCTATTTGGATTAGTTTTCATTACCCTATTTTCATAGGTAGTAAAAATGCCACCCTTGGATGGCGCTAGGTTTAATGCCTCCTTAACATGATTTGGAGTATCTTCAACAATATCCCGAAGAAGATTCCATTCTTCATTAGCAACTGCGCTTTTAACATCACAAACAAAATCAAAGTTTTCACGCACTGATTCCATGTACGCAATAAACTCTTCATATGTTTCTACCATGCTCTTTTAGATCCTGACTCTGCTTTGTTTCCATCATCGTCTTTATCTGCACCAATACCTAAAGCCATAGATAAACTATATCTTTTAGCGTAAGTGACGGCGCTACCAAAACTCTGAGCTGTTGGCTTGTCTGCCCTAACAATCATCTTGCCAGCGCTTAATGACTCGCCATGCCCATGCAGTACAGTTTCGATACAGGCTCCGACCTCACACTCATGACTGATCTGCTGTATGAAAATCCCTTTGTTGTTGAGGTGCTCTTTTGCATAATCCCACAGCGCTTCAAAGGGAACGTACTGGCTTTTAAAATGAGGGTTGGTTGCTGATGCTTTAGCGTGTGACAGTTCGCGCTGTACATCCAGAAGCAAATAAAGCAGATCGCCGGTGGTTTTTTTATCGTTCATTCCTGACTCCTTGATTGACCGAAAAGAAGGATGACACATTTGATAACATTCGTCAACCTTTATAAACATTAAAAAACATGGCGGTAATTGTTGACAGGTTCGGCACCTTCCGTCAAGATTGAGGGTTCCGGTCTTAGCTTAAGGGGAGCTATATGCAAGATGATTGGGCGCTGTATTGTCTGGAAGAAAGCAGACGAAATCTACAGCCATCCACTACAACAGCTGAGAAGCCCGTCAATGGCTCTACAGTAAACAATCAGTTAATCAATGGGGAGTCACATGCCCCAGTTAAATCGTCCTTGAGCAGGCTTATAGACGCCTCAGTTAACGGGCGAATAAAAGAAATAGAAGAGCGGCTTGCCAAGGAGAGGGATGTAATTCCTGGCATGGTTACGACAGGCACTGTCACTTTGGTCTACGCTCCAAGTGGCGCAGGCAAAACTGTCTGGATTCTTGGAAATCTTTTTCAATCTATTAGAAATAATTTAATTAGCGGATCTGACGTCATATATTTTAATGAGGACGATGGCGCTAAAGGCGTCCTTCAGAAAGCAAAGCTTGGCAAAGATCACGGAATAACCATGGTGACTTTGGCAACCTCGCCAGATCCAAGCCTTCGCACAACTGCCGACGCCTTGCGATTGCTGAATATGATTCGGCTTGAGGGCGAGGCCGATGGAAAAATAATTATTTGCGACACCCTAAAGAAGTTTGCCCCAGTGCTTAACAAGGCTGACATGCGTGAGGTTTTGCACGTATTCAGGGAGTTTGCCGCAGCTGGCGGCACAGTTGTATTGCTTGGTCATTGCAACAAGCATCGGACAATGGATGGCAGACTTGTATATGAGGGGGTTGGCGATCTTAAAGCTGACGTTGACAACATGTTTGGCCTTGATCCGCTTAATGATAAGTTTTCAGAATGGCAAGAGCTTTTAGTAATTAATGAAAAAGATAGAAGTCAGGTTAGTTTTGAGGGTGGGTTTAAATATAAGCAAACAGGAATGTTAGTCGGGTATTCAGAATCAGTAGACTCTGTAGAATTTATGAGTCCCGACGATATATCAGGCTTAAAAACAAAACAGCGTGGTCAAATAAACATTGGGAAAGCGTTAAGCAAATATGAAGATGAGTTTGTTTTATTGCAAAGCGTTATGAAAGATGGTCGCTCATATTCGCAGTCAGATTTGTTTGGCTTGTTAAATGATGACGACATTAATCCAAATGGATGTTCAAGAAAAACACTGCGGACATGCATAGATTTACTTAAAGATAACTATCTTAAGCTAGAGCGACGAGGTGCACATGGTAAAAAGTTTTACCGATGGCAATCTTTCTAGCATCCAGTTTGCCCAGGATGCCCAGTTTGCTTCTAATGCCCATGGTTTAGGGGGCCGGTTCCCCTTGCCCGCCCCCTTTTTTATGGGCACGCAGGGCATCTTGGGCATTCTGGGCATTCTGATATGAACGATTTAGGAGAACACATCATCGCGTTAGTTGCGGTTATCCTAATTACTATTAGTTTTCAAATCATCGAAATGTGGAGCGTGTTATGACAGATGGACATCAATGGCTTGTAGACCATAAAGATAAACTTGATTTCTTTATTGCATTTATTACTGCGGAACTTCAATCTGGCAGTCACCACCTATACTCAATTAAACCAGCTGGAAGAAGCGAAAAGCAAAACAATGCAATGCACTTGTGGTTTAGGCAGATTGCTGAAAAGTTAAATGATGGCGGCTACCACGCTACTCATCCATTCAACAATGAAGTTGAAGTACCTTTTACCGAGGTGCTTGTAAAAGAAATGCTGTACAAGCCCGTCATCAAAGCTATGTACGACAAAAAATCTACATCAGGGCTGTCTGGAAGGGAGCTTAGCGAAGCCGCAGAGGTTCTTGTACGGTGGCTTGCAGAACATAAAGGATTTCTTGTGCCATTCCCAAGCGAACTAAAGGAGTCAGCATAATGGCTATTAAAAGAGAAGCTTGCGATGTGTGGTTTAGCAAGTGTGTTCGACACAGAGATCAACATCGCTGCCAGTATTGCTTTGGAGAGGGCACGGACTGCGCTCATATTTATGGAAGAGCACGAAAGTCTGTGCGTTGGAGTATGGATAACGCAGTTACACTATGCCGATACCACCACAATTGGTTTGGATCCAATCCAGTTGCCTTTACTGATTGGCTAACAAAGTTATATGGATCTGGACATATGGATATCTTGCGAGAAAAAAGCAACGCAGTACTTAAAACAAATAAAATTTTGCGTAAGGAAATTAGCAATCACTACCGTGCTGAGTTTAGAAAAGCAGAGGCTGAGCTTGGCTATGAAATTGTAAGCTGGAATTAGTCTTCATCTGGCAAGCGCTTTTGAGTCATCATCCCGCCGACTTCTGCAAGCGGCTCAATTCCAAAACGCTCTCCGACGTTGCGAGATGTCCTGCCTATGTCCCTAACTAGCGGTAGCTCTGATGCAAGTCGGGCTACCGGATACTCTCTATCTATTACCCCAACAGTAGTGCCTGCAATGTCGAACGGCCTTGTGACTGTTATTGGCAATAGACCTTGAGCAAACGTAAGCATGATCCCGTTTTCTTTTATTTTGCCGAATTGGTAATCATTAAGTCCAAGCGTATTGGCTGTTAGTAATGATGCCCATGCATCCCCATACCCTCGCGCAAGACCGCCGGCACTTGCTTCGCCATCGCCAAACAAGAACTGCCTGCCCTCATTAATAACCGCATAACCACCAGCCCCATAAACTGCGTAGCGGCCCAGGAACTCTGCGGCTTTTTCTGGCTTGCCTGCTTTTATATTGCCGACTACCTCGCGGAGCGCGAGCGCTTGCTGCTTAACCACGAAGCCCCTCAATGCCCACAAAGGTCTGAGGTTTGGATGACGCGCCCATGCTGATGGCCTGCCTGCCCCGCTAATTAACTGCTGTTGACCAAGCCCAGCAAACATAAGCTCTTCAACAAGATCCTTTCCCTTGCCTGTATATTTTTGCCAATCAATTCCATGTCGTTGCAATTGATCAGATAAAATATCTAGCTCTGCTTTGTTAAAATAAAACCCCCAGCTTTCCTTAAGAGTGCCAGCGCGAGCATCGTCAGCAGCACTTTTTAATACGCCACGCATAACCCCTTGCTTTCCAACTCTATCCATTGCAGCAAAACCAGAGCCTTTCATTAAAAAGTTAGCAGTGTTTCGCATTTTTTCTGCGGTTGTAACCATCCAGTTTGTTGAGTCACTTGCTTGATCGTTAATAATATTTACAAACTCACCCATTGTTTGGTTGTCTAAACCCATCTTTTTAAGATCTGCGTTTGGCACTTTCTTAAATGGGGTGGCAGCTTTTAACCCTTCTCTAACTGCTCCGCCTCCATACTTGGCTCCAAGCAACGGAATGTCTGCAAGGTTAAGAACAGCCGACAATGGACCAGCTAGAGTTAATGCGTATGCCAGGGAATTTGCTGCTTGAATTAGTGGGTGAGGCGCTTTGGCTTGCCCCATGATTGACTCGGTTATTTCTTTGACAGCAAAGGTTGCGCCTTGTTCGCTAATGCCTTTCTTTATTAACGTAAACTTTAATGCGTCCATAAACTCATCAGGCGTTAATGGATCAGTAGCTGCTTTACGAAGATTTGTAGTAAGCAGCATAGGGTCGGTTGCCATTTCGCCCGTAGATTCAATAACCATTGACGACCTGTCTAATGCTTTTTGCTTGCGGGGGCCAGCCTTATAGTCATCAATGCGAACCCCAAATTTTCGTTGTAACTCTGCCATTCGCTGCATTTTAAATATACGCCGCATGTCAGAAACAATTGGATTTTCATAAGCTAAAGGATCGGGCCTGCTTGGGTCTGACTCATTAAGATATGAGCCGCGAGTTCTTTGTTCAAACGCAGGGTCTTCAAACATCTTTTCAATTTCTGCGTCTGTCATGCCCTCCTGTTTAAGCTTGTCACGATACCCTCTGTTTCTAGTATGGAGATAAGTAAGATCCCCAAAGTTAGCGCCAAATACTTTCCCGTTTAGCTCGTCGTTTTTCTTTTTGCTATAGCCAAGATATCGCTTAAGAACTTTCATGTGATCGGCATTAAGCTCTCCAGATAACTCTTGCTCAATTCGCTTTATTGATTCATTAAAGTTTTTTCCTAAGTCACCTTTTCCATAATCAAGCAAGACTCCCTTTGCTCTGGTGCTTTCATTAATTATTTTAATTACAGGAACAAGCTCTTCCGACAGGTTGTCTAGCTCTTTGTTGACGATGCGCAGCGCAGCTTCATCCGATGCCTGATGACGACCCATAACTTCTGGGCCAACCTCACGACCAAGGCGGTCCGATGTGCCAGTAAGCTTGTCGTTATAAAAGTTACGCAATGCCCCCTTTAGCCCCGTCCATAACTCACCAGCAGTCTGCGCCTCAGACAATGGCTTTATTGCATAAGCAGGGTTATCAACCTCTGTATATATGGCGGCATCTTCTGCTTCATTAATAGCTCGCTCAGCGGCTTGTTTATCAATATCATAAGCCTCTTCTGCAATATCATCTGCTTGGGTTTTTAAACCCCCATTTGCCTTTGGGGTTATAGCGGCATCAACAACCTTGCCAAGAGCTAAACCTGCAAGACCGCCAAATGCTGCAAGTCCAGCACGCTCTTCAAAAGTTTCTCCAGTGCCTGCGCCATACAAAGCGCCTTCTGCAAATCCTGCTTTAGCAACACTAGCCCCTGCTTTTGTTAAGCCTTTCACAAGCAGCCCGCCTGAAGGGACAGCCCCAAGAACTTCAAGCGGCAAAGCAAGCCCAGCCATTTCTGGGTTTTT